CGTACACGTCGGCATTTACCGTTACTGCGGCTGCCAACTCCGCTCTTGCTTCTGGTTCTGATGGAGTCAGCGTTGCAAACAGCGACTGGAATGATGCGGTAAGTCGTTTTGATTCCGTCACGGAAGAGTTGGTTCTCAACCTTGTCAATATGACGACGGCTGCCGTAGTAAACAACGCTCTCACGTACGCAGAAAACCGTGGTGATGTGTTTGTGGTCATTGACCCCGCTACGGTTACAAATGGCGCTGATGCTGTTTCAGCAATCAGCGGATACAGTGCGTCTTCGTATGGGGCTGTGTATTACCCCAAATTGAAGATGGTAGACCCATCTAAGACTGGTGCGGCAGCCATCCGTGACACCGCCCCTGGTGGTGCATTGCTTGGACTATACTCACGTGTTGAGGCTGAGCGAACGGTTGCCAAAGCACCTGCTGGCTATGCATACGACTTGCGTGGAGCCTTTGGTCTTGTGACCACCTTCACAGAGGCCGAGCAAGGAACAATGTACGACGCACATGTGAACACGCTGAAAGCGGTTCCAGGCGCTGGTGTCATTGTCAATGGTGCTCGTACTTTGAAGAAGACGGACATCACCAAATTTGTTCCAACTCGTCGTAGTTTGAACTACGTCAAAGCACAGGCCAAACGGTTGACCGAGTTTGCCGTCTTTGAGCCAAACAATGACCGTTTGTGGACAACCATTGAAGTTCGCCTGTCCAAATTTCTTTCTGAATTCTGGTCGGCAGGTGGACTCAAGGGTGGAACTGCTGCACAAGCGTTTTACATCTTGTGTAATTCAACAAACAACACGTCAACCACGATTGAAAACGGGGAAGTCCATGTTGAGGTCGGGGTTGCACTGCAAACTCCCGCCGAATTCATTGTCATTGAAGTCAGCCAGTTCACTGGCGGCTCTACCCTCACGGAAAACGTCTAAGGAGTAATAATGCCTATTTCACAGCGTACAGACCCTCTTCGTAACTTTAAATTTCAAATTCAGATTGTGGGTGATACCCATTTAACCACTCACACTGGTGGTTTGGGTGGTCTTGGCTTTGCAGAAATGTCGGGACTTAGCGTCACCAACGAACTCATTGCCTACCGTGAGGGCGGCATGAACACCCATCCACATAAGATGGTGGGTCAGTCGGACTTTCCGCCAGTTTCGTTCAGTCGTGGTGTGTTTGCCAATCAATCGCAAATGTGGAAATGGCAGACCTTTATGCATTCGTGGCAGCAGGGAGCAGGGGTGGCAGGAAGCACTGGACTATTGATGATGGGCGGCGCAAATGATTATCGTTGTAACATTATTGTGAGAGTTTTTGACCACCCCTACACCGCAAATGATAACAATGGCGGTTACTATCAGCGAACTGACCTTCCTGCGGATGATACTAAGCCTGGTGTTGCCCGACTTGGTTTTAAACTCTTCAATTGCTGGCCTGGTGTCTTTGCAATGAACGGTCTCAATGCTGGTGATAACGGTATCCTGATTCAACAAATGACTATCCATCATGAGGGTTTTGTAATTGCCTTTACTGGAACAGAATTGGATGCGTTAGCACAACTAGGGTAATACAACTTTACAAGTTAAATAGGAGCACAATATGAACAGTACACAATCATCGGCTGTCGCTTTTAACGAGGCGTTGGTAGAGCCAGCACCACGTGTAGCCCTTCCAACAAGTCTTAAAGTTGCTTTAATGCGTGGTCTTTTAAGCCCTCTTGATAACGAATGGCAAATGTCGGCAGTAGTCAGGGAATTAAACGGCACTGATGAGGAGGCGTTGGCGGCTTTTGACGTGCAAAAAGGCGTATCGTATTCTGAATACATGACGAACATGCTAAAACGAGGCGTGACATCTATTGGAAACATTGATGTGCTAGGTCGTGCAGAAATAATTGATGAACTTATCATCGGTGACCGTGACTTGTTGTTTCTTGGCGTGTTAAAAGCGACTTATGGGCGTCATCGTGAGTTTCAAGTATCTTGTCGTGAGTGTGAGGGTAGTAACGACGTAACAATGGACCTTGAAAATGATTTTAAAATGGAAGAACCAAAACACGATTTACACGAAACAATGAAAATAAAATTAAAAAACAGCACGGTTGTGGAATTGAAATATCCAACTGGAGGAGACAGTCAAGTCGCCAGTAAAAGGGGAAAGACTACTGCGGAACAAAATACATACATTATTTCTCGTTGCGTTGTATTACAAGGTAAAAATGATAACGACAAAGAGGCGTGGGCAAGGGGATTGTCATTGGCTGACCGTAACAAATTGGTCAAAGCCCTCTTCTCAGCGCAGCCAGGGCCTCGTATGAAAGAGGTGGAAACCCAATGCGCCCACTGTAATGCTAAAATTGTATTAGCACTAGATTGGGTCTCACTTCTATTTGGCTAATCTAGTCAAAATATATTGGGAGTACGAAGCGATTGCCTCTACGTATGGAGGTTTTGGTCTAGAAGACCTGAAATCCATGACAGTAAGACAACGAGCGTACTGGTTTCGTATGGCTCGTTGGAAAAACTCTACTGGAGGTTAATCCGTGGTAGACAACAACGAGCCTAACTTAGCAACAGGAGGTCTTGGCGGCAATAGTGCTGCTGAAGGCACTGCGGCTAGTGCCATGGGCAACTCCGTTGTCAACTCACGACTCAGCGTTGACTTGACCATGCTAAAAGGTCTTAACGAAGAACTTACCAAACTTGACAGCAATGTAAAAAAGATTAAAGACAAGTTTAAGGCCCTTACTAAAGAAGCAAAGGACCTTACTACCCAGTTAAATAAAGCAGCCACTGCTGTGGGCAAAGTGAGTGGTACCGCTGATTCCTCTGGGTACATAGACACGTCAAAAGGTATGCCCCCTGCGGCATCTGCGCCTCCTCCTGGAACTGGTGGTTCTGGAATAAGCACCGAAGCCGCCGATGCGGTTGCTATTTTGGCTCAATTGGGAATAGGCCCTCCTGGACTTGGAGCAGCAGCCGCAGCCGCAAGTGGTGGTACTAAAACGGCTGGTGGTGGTAATGCTTTACAAAGGATTACTGGCTCAAAGGGTTTTGAATTTCTACAAATGGCTATTAGAGAAATTGATAACCGTGTAGACAGAAACAAACAATACGCTTTGCCTGCTGACCGTTTGAGTGTCGTGTTACAACAGCAATACAACATGAGCCAAGGACAAGTACAACGTGATTTGCGTGACCCATTACGACAGTACAAACTTGGGTATGGTGGTATCAATGAACTGTTAGCAATGCAGTCTCGTACTGGTTTGAACGCACGCATGCAGGCAGGTTCTATGGAATCATTGCGTGCATTGACGGGCTATTCAGCAAGTGCTGGAGACGTTACTAATTACATTGAAAGCATGGCGCAGGCCGACACTGTAAACCGAATGTTTATGATGACGGGAACAAGTCTTTACGGCATTGGTGGTCAACAAAAGTCGGCAATGCAGGTAAATCAAGAACTTATTCAACGGCTTGGTTTGAACAATCGTGAATTAATCCAAGGTGGTCGTCAGCCTGGGTCGGTTCTTCGCCAACGTTTGTCAATGGCTGGATTGGACGAGGGGGCGCAGGACATGCTCCTTCAATACGCAGAATCTAATATCTCATTTAAAGAACGTGGCGGTCAGGGCTACTACGACCCATCAAATAAAACACACCGTAGCATAATGGGAATTGAAGGAAACTACGCAACTCAAGAGGAAGAAACTACCCGCACTGAAGTAAGTCGTGAAGAACAAATGTACAAACGACAGGCAGACAACTATGCACAAATGGAAAAGAACCTTCAAGCAACCAACAAGGCGTTAGAGAAGTTTGAAGACTTTTTGTCAAGCATTATTGGTGCTCGCACCTCAATACGTGGAAACCCAATTGCCAAAATGACACAGATGTTAGGAATGGGCTTGGCCCCATTCTTTCCGCAGATTGGTATTCCCTTGATGGCTATTGGCGGTGTTCTTGGTGACGGTGGTGAAGGTGCAGGAACAGGACGTATTCAGGCTAGGAATCCAACTAATAAAGTTCGTGCTGGAAATCAAGATGTTCTTTTGTCACAGTTAAAGCCAACGTTGCGTGAGCCGTTGGAGCGTTTGATGACAGACCGCCCTGGAATCACCATTATGAAAGGGGGTGCTTACCGAAGCCCGCAAACACAGGACGCATTGTTTAGGTCACGTTACGTTAAAACAGACAGAAAAACAAACACGTATTTTGAAGGGTCATATTGGGAAAAGAAACCTGGTGAACCAATTACCGCTCCTCCAGGACTGTCGTACCATGAAATTGGATTGGCGGCAGACCTTAATTTTGCTTCTAGTGAAGACTTGGCGTGGTTGCAGAAAACTGCTAGTAAGTATGGTCTTGATGAGTTTTCACGTCACGACGAGCCTTGGCATGTTCAGCCCAGTGTAATTCCTGCCAGTCGTAGAAATTACGAGGAGGGCGGAGCGCCGCTGGGAACTGACCGAAGTGGTATTGGTAGGTATCAATCTGGAACTACTGGAGAAACTAGGGAAACAAGTCCATATGGTCAAACTGCTGGTCAGATGACTAGTGGTATTGAACTGTCAACGGCGATTAAATCGCAGTTGTCCATTGCTGAATCCATGGCCTCTTTTGCAGCAGAGCGACAAGTAATCATGTTTGATAATAGTCCAGAAGGTAATTTTGCAGGCGCTGGAGGTGGATTAAATACGGGAACGCCAAATAAAGTTGCATACAGCCCTGGTAAAATTCCTCCTGGCTTCTACTACAGAACGACTCCAGCATATGGTGGTTGGGGTTATTTTGTTCCTAAAGATTTTAAGGCTGCGGATATAGACGCATTGCTTAAAAATGAAACAGGTGGAAATTATAAAGTAGGTGGTCCATCAACAACTAATTCACACGGAACGTTTTGGGGTGGTTTTAACATAAGCGACTACAACTGGAATCGCATTAAAAAGGGTCTTGCTGGTCTTTCTACTGATAAAAAAGGATTGCACGGAAGAACTTACGATACTTCAAAATGGGCTGACCATGCAAACGATACGATAGCAAATCAAAGATTGGGAGTGGAGTATCATCTTGATTCAGTAATGGCACATGATGGTTATGAGGGAATTGTTAAGGGACAAGTTAATTGGCCTGGTGTTGGCAAATTACCGTCAAAATACTTAGGCCCAGGTACTAAAATCTCCACTATTGGTGACCCTTTTGATTATTCCCCTAAGCCAACATCGGCTACATCACCAACAACTTCCGCATCTATGAAAGCGGTAACCAACAATTCAACGTTTAATATTAATCCTACAATTAACATGACGGCATCTGGTTCTATCCCAATAGATGCCACCAAGTTAGCAAAAGAAGTATCTAAACTTATTGAACGTGAAGTTAAAATGATGAATGTGAGGACATCGTGAGTAATTATAACCCAACCAGTAAAGATTACGAGGATTTAAAAAATGTCAATTTTCCTAATTATGGAAGACTTTTAGAAAGTCAGGGTAAGCCAGAAGATGGTAAGGCCAATCATCCCTTCTTTTTTCCTGGTAGTAAGCCTCCACATATTAACAAAAACATGGGAGGAAAAAACGACGTATTTAGACCGTTGTCAAAAATGCGACGTGGTTTTATGCGAAGTATTCTGTTTGACACAGGCGGAAATAACACGGTTCTAGGAACGAAAAGGACTGGTAATGTGCGTTTAAACTTTCAATTTAATCCAGAATATATTGAACGTAACGTGGCGCAAAGTCAGGGAGCGGTAAACCCATTGCTGCAAAACCCTGCAAACCTGACTCAGCCTGTTCCAGGAACGGCTTCATTTAATTTTACAATGACCTTTAATCGTGAATACGAAGTTGCAAATCGTGACCGAGATTTGGAATTTAGATTTAAAAATGCTCCTGCAAACGACCTTACTTTTTCTAGTTCTGCCGATTTTACAACTCAGTCAATGCTTGGGGAATTGAGTAACCCACAATATTCTGGGGTGCTGCACGACCTTTCTATTTTTGACAAAATAATTGGTCAAGGTATTTCTCAAGATGTTATAGAGACCATTGCAAAGTTTAATGCAAAAGTTGCTGAAATTCAACAGTCGTTGGCTGGTCAAGGAACCAACGCAAACCAGAACAATCAATTTGTTCAAGGCACTCCATTTAGTGAAGCCGCTTTTAAAAAAACATTGTCCGAAAAGAACTTTGGAAACTCTGCGTTTATTAATCCATTACCTGTTCGTATTGTGTTTGGCGATTTGTTTATGGTTGAGGGTTTTGTTACTGGTTCTGCCGTGGCATTCCAAAAGTTTAGCCATCAAATGATTCCAACAATTTGTCAAGTTAACTGCACGGTTCAGGCGTTGTATTTTGGATTTGCCAAGCGTAAGGCTTTCTTAACGGACAGTTTGGCAGATTGGTACAAGTCAGTTGTCACGCCATCTTCACAAGGTAGTGCTCAATCAAAAATTGATGCGCTTAAATATGTTAAAGATATTACACATGTGCAAATGTTGTGGAATCATTCCAATGACGACCCGCCTGCCAGAGGATTATCGGGTGACTATTACAATTTAGACATGCCTAACCAAGATTCTGACTACACAAAAGTGCTGGCCCCAACTAACACATGGGAAAAAACTAATGGAAGTAATGAGCGTTATGCTGGAAACAGTCAAGGATACATAACGTTGCGTCAGTGGTGGAACACGTTTAGCAAAATAGAGGACGGTACTAAAATAAACGTTACACCAACAACTGCTAAAACGTATTTAGAAATGGCGGAAGAAAAAGTGTTGGAAGGTCAACTAAGAAACATGCTGGGAAAAGCGGGAGGAAATCCTGGTGACAGCGATGCCTTTGTACAAAAAACTCAAGTGCCATCGGCTGACGCATTGTATACATACACGCCATTAATGGTTAGTTTTAGGTTTTTACATCCTTTAGTAAAATCAACTGGAACTCAGCGAGTAGCATCGTTACCAGATAATTCTTTTTTTCATTTGTTTAATTTAGAATTAACAAAATTGTATATACTTTATTCCTCTAATAAACGAGCACCGCAAAAATACGAAATAGACATTAAAACGTTAAGTTCTCAAGAAATTGACAATTGGTCTATTGCTTGGAGAACGTGGGTTCCCGTTGGTAAAAAAATGGCAAACGGTAAAAGTTACACCCCTCATCCACTTGACCCAGGCACAACTAATGGTTGGCGTCGTCAAGCACCAAAATCAAAAACCGACGCCACCGATTTTTTTAAAGTGTATTGGGTTAGACCAAAAGATACCAGTGACGTTTTACCAAAGGCGTACGACTATACTTTATATTATGAATTTGGCATGACTGTAAACAGCAACACGTATAAGTTAACAAATAGAATTACTTCTCAATATACTGATGATGCTCCGTTTTTAGTAAATAGCCTTAATCCTGCTGTTCAAAACACTATATGGGACTTAACTGTCTCCCCCTTTGGACTTGCATAATGCCTAGATACCTAAACAGTTACGATACAGTTGACAATGAATCACGTCTTGTATCCCTTCCTAAAAACGTTGTTACTCGTTCGTATTTTACGCATGTAACGGTGCAGGGAGATTCCTTTGCATCACTGGCTTTAAATTATTTAAACGATGAACAACGTTATTGGATGATTGCCGAACACAATCCACAAATTAAGTTTCCAGATTCTATTAACCCTGGAACCGTCGTAAGGATTCCGTTGTTGTGATTACAACAAACTTATCTACTCTTGGTATTAAATGGGACGTTCGTCTAGCCGATGCGCCGTTTTCTACTCGCTCTGTTCAACGTATTAAAGTTTCCTTTTCAGAAAATCAACACGATGTTGCAACACTTGAACTGGTTGGTGTCCCGACTGAGTACATTCATCAATACGTAGACAAACCAATTCAATTGGTTGTACAAATTAGCGGAGGTAAACAACTTCAATTTTTTGGGTACGTGTCCCATGTAGAGGCACGTTCAGTGACGCACGAGGGTACTGTTGACCGTCAACCTTTTCAACTTTACACCATGGTGTGTATTGGTTCGTCGCATCTTTTGCGTGGCGTAGACTCCACGGCATGGGAAAATGTCTCTTTGGAAACAATTGTTTCAACGATTGCACGACAACATCGGTTTGGTTACACCATTCCAAAAGATACGTACGTGTTCAAACGCCTTGTTCAAACGGAAGAGTCTTTGTGGAAATTGCTTGTTAAGGCGTGCAAGCAACTAGGTTATTGCGTAACACTTAGCAATGCCCACATCCATATTTGGGATATTGATAAGGCATTTGCACACCAACCTTCGTACACCGTACTACAGGGAACGTTAAACAAACAAGTTGTATATTCTCCGTCTCCTGGGGATATTATCTCAATAGAATCAACAATCGGTGCTTCTGATGTTGTGGCACAAGTTGGTAATAAAACAGTGACGTACTTAAACGACGATGGAACATTGTCTAATGTTGATGCTTTTCAAATAACAGATACGCAATCCACTGCAATTACTGAGACAAGTAGGTTCAATAACACTTTGTCGGTCAGCGTAGATTCTTTTGAAAAGGCAAAAAGGTACGTACAATCCAAAATTAAAGAAACGAATCAACACTTTGCAGACGTGTTGATTTTTGGAGACCCGTCCATAAGACCTGGTGGAGTTGTCAACATCAACGGATACAAGGGAACATTTGATGGTTTTTGGTATGTTGAGTCTGTTTCGCACGAATTGTTAACCGACTCATTAACTACATTGTTAAAATTAAAAAAGAAAGGAAATTACGAAGTACTACCTAAGTTTCCATTGGTGCAGAGGTACGCTCCTGCCCCTTTGCCAATACTTATAAAGAACACGTGGGTTCAACAAAAGGAATACGCAAATGTCTACAACTAAGCACATTCACGGGGTTGTTTCTGGAGGGCCGCACCGAGCAGTGGTAACTTATGCTGATTCGGCGTCTGGTCAGGTTCGTGTAATAATACCCGCCGTTTTGGGCAACTCCGAGATAGCGCTGTCATTATTTGGTAGGTCTTTAACAAACTCAGGGTGGTCGGTTCCAGAAGTAGGGAATCAAATACTGGTGGGAACTGACGACAATACGTTTACGAATGTCTTCTGGATTCAGACCGAAGGAACGTCTAAACTAGAAGAACGGATTGCCACCCTAGAAGCACAGGTGGCTCAAATACTGGAGGCATTGGCGTGAAAACTTTTAGTGTACCTTTTAGATTTGAATTTGGGTCGGTTGCCGAAACAAACAGTATTGACAACATTGTAAAACAGCAAATTGCAGATTACTTTATGACAACTACTGGCGAACGAATTATGCGTGCTGGATACGGTGGTAATTTGTCATCGTGGATATTTGAAATAGTTGACCCATTGCTTTTGCAAGATTACAGAACAGATGTATTAAGTGACGTAAACACGTATTTGTCTTTTGGACAAGTAACCGACTTTTACCTACAGGACGAGTCGGACAGCATTTACAATCCCGACAACACAATGACGCTTGTTGTTAAGTACGTCGTTGCTCCAAGAACTGTGTCTACGGTAAAATTAACGGTTGGAACAATGTTTACTGAAGAAAGTGAAATCTAATGGCGTCTATCAATTATTCAAATAGGGATTACGAATCAATTAAAAATGATTTGTTGTTGCGTGCCTCTGAGATTGTTCCTGAATGGACTTCCCGTGACCCGTCTGATTTTGGAGTATTGTTAGTTGACTTGTGGGCTTATTTTGCCGACGTTCTTCATTATTACGTAGACCGTTCTGCTAAAGAGGCTTTTATTACAACGGCTACGCAGCGTGAATCGTTGTTGGCATTGGCAAGTTTGTTTGACTACGCTCCACAATTACAAACAGCAGCAGCGGCAACTGTTGTTGTAGACGGCTCTAACGTTCCCGCAAATCAAACAGTAGTTATCCCTTCTGGCACTGTTTTTGTTGCCCCTGCTACAACAACTTCTCCAATTGTGTATTTTTCATCTACCTCTTCGGCTTCGGCTTCGGCATCACTTAACCCCGCCATTCCTGTTGTAGAAGGACAAATAGTTGTTGATGAAACAGTGGGCACATCTAACGGTCTTGCTAACCAACGATTCTTTTTGTACTACCCAAACGTAATTGGTAATAGCGTAGCAATTTCTGTTTTAGAAGGCCCCGTTGTAAACGGCAGCCCGTCTGCCGTTGAATATGTGTACATTAATAAACTTATTGATGCGGCATCAAATTCAAAAGTGTTCACAGTTAACATTAATGCCGACAACGAAACCGAAATAGTGTTTGGAAACGGAGTCAACGGTAAGATTCCAAACCCAGGTCAGTCTATTGTTGCGTCCTACCGTTACGGCGTTGGAGCGTCTGGAAACATTGAAATCAACAGGATAACACAGTTTCAAGCGTCACCTAGTCAGTACTTGTCAGTGTTTTCGTCTTCGGTTGCGACTGGTGGTTTAAACGCAGAGTCGTTGGAATCACTTCGTGTAAACATTCCTAATGCGTTTGCTACACAAAACAGAGCGGTATCACTAAGCGATTACAAGGCGCTTGTATTAAACGTAGGTGGTGTTGCAAAGGGCACTGCATCCTACAATTCTGGAACGGTTACTGTTTATGCCGTGCCGTTTGTAAACAATTATCTAAGTTACGAAAGTGACTCTATTCTTGTTAGTACTGAATTAAGAAACTCAATTGTAAATTATTACGAACCACGCCAAATGATTGGGGCAAACGTCACCGCCGCCAGCGTAGTCAACCTTACGGCAGTAAATATTACTACTACAGTAAATGTGTTAGATGGTTTTATTGCAAGTAGTGTTCTCACTGACGTTACAAACGCACTCAACACTTTGTTTGAATTTGACAACGTGTTTTTTAATCAAACGTTGTCCAAGGGCACGATTTACAGAACAATTATGGATGTTACAGGAGTTGACTACGCCACATTGTCTTTACCAAGCACTGAAACAATAACATCGGGTCAATACGGGTTGCTCAAAAAGGGAACGTTTACAATTACCACGGTTGGTGGGGTGACTGGTTAAATGGCTTTAACTTCCTTTAAACTTCGTAAAACTGATGACGTTGGTTCTTACGTACGTGAAACTGACAGGCTTGACTCCGCTCTTCGTAGCGATGACTTTATTCAGCCTAGCGGTGGAGCGGGGTTGGTTACTTTTGAAGTAGTGCCATTTAATGTAGAACAGGTTACCGTAGGCGGCTTAACAAAACACGAAAGTACTGTGAGACTCAGTTGGGCCATTGAAGACTCTTTGGAAACAAACCCTCAATCTACTGCTCCTGTAGAGTTGCACATAACCGTTAATCAATACGGAGAACCGCTTACGGTTGAGGATGGCACAAAAGTCATTTTTTACAATCAAACTAACTACAAAGAAAACCACGACCATGTAAGTTTATTGTACAAACCAGGAACATGGTTGTACTACGGTTTGTTTTTAAAGTATTCTAACGGAGCAAGTGAGTGGTTTGAGCGCATTGCGTTGGCAACAATTCAAATACCAAAGTATTATCAGTCTTTAGAAAACCTTTGGAATAGGATTCCTGAATATTATCGTGCCCTTGATTATCAAGTAGGTGGTTCTCTTCGTTCTTTTTTGTCTCTATTTGGATGGGAGTTAGACCGAGTTCGTTCCCTCGTTGACAGCCTTGCGGTAATTAACGACCCACTTCGTACACCAACACCAGCACTTGACGCCGTTGCAAAACAATTAGGAGTTCCGACGTCTAGTGCAGAGGTTGGAACGGCACGACTGCGAAGCGTTTTAAACAATATCTTTAACCTTCGCCAACAAAAAGGAACGTTTGCAGGAACCGCCTCGTTTATTTCGGCATTGACTGGTTGCAATGTTTCTTATGACTCAGACACGGTTACGTTCAAAGTGGATACACAACGTATTAACTTAGTCTCTGACCCCAAATTTAGACAACAAAATGTAACCTTTTTTATAGGAACTCCATCTGACGTAGACCGAACCCCATTTACGTTGCGTAAAACTGATGGTGGTTCTGCGTTGCGTGACACAACTAGGAACGATGATGCCATTCGTAACTACAACGCAAACCCAACGCCAGACTGCGAGTACACAACTAATGTGTTTGTTAATTCTGCGGCGTCCGTTGGATGGGGTGTCTACACCTACGGCGCCGCCTTTAACTCTGCTTCGGCTATTCCCATTATTGAAAAAGTGAAATACGAAGGTCAGGTAATTGCAGCAGCGTCTGTTTTAGTTGTTAATTCAGGAGGAACGGGTCTTAAAATAACTATTCCATCAAATGCCACTGGTTCTCAAGTTGTGGTTGTATATGGACGAAAACCTTTTTACTATCGCAATGACGTTGTTTATTACACTTCATTTGACTGTAACTTATCGGGAGCGTCGTTTGTAAACTTTAGAATGATTGATAATGATAATGTTATTAATTATCTTGAAACAGACCCACCTGACTGTCTTGATGAAGCATTGTATTATGATACTTGGAATATTGAAAGTGCCGCAAATCAAAACATATTTATGTACAGCGTTGATTCTTTTTACAACGCAAGTGCGCCTGGTCTGGCAACTGTGGGACGATTTGCGCTTGAGCAACCTAAAGACATCAGTAATGTGGAATTTGAAAAAGCGGTAGTTCCAGCGTTGGTGTTTTTAGCCGACCCTGGTGAAACAATCATTGTTTCACGTTGGCTGATAGAACCAAACGCAATTGGTCGGTACTTTGATGGCGACGACATCTACGGCGGTTTTGTACAGGAAGCCAATCAGTTTAACATTGTTGGTGTGCATGACTATCGTTGGGGACCAGATGGCAATAACAACAATGAAGATTTTTCGTACTACACACTAGACTATGACCGTGTGGTTACTGCAACGGAACGCATCGTAGAAGAGTTTTTGATGCCTGTTAACATGATTGGTCACTACACTATTGACTGGAACGTAATACCAGGAGAATGATGGAACTTTTAGTTATCGCACTAGCCGTATACAAATTTGTACAAATCATTGACATGCTGATGCCGAGGGAAGTGATGCCGTGGGTGAAAGTGGTTGCCACACTTGTCATCTCGTACATTGTTGTCGTGGTTTTGAGAACTGAAAAAATGTGGATAGACGGCCTCGCTGTTGCCACACTTGCTGGTATAGTTCACAGTGTCATTCGCATGATTACACTAATGGGAGATATGGCTAGAACACGTTCACTCAAATAGGAGCACAACATGAATCAGTACGTAATCACAGGCACAGGCGACTCGTCATTGTCAGTAATTGAGGACAGTCTGTCCGATTTGCCAACACCACGCACGTTTCACATCGTTGCAGAAAAGACAAATGCCGAAGGAATCTGTCGTGTTTACGATTGGTTGCTTGACAACGGTGAGAAGTTTGTTGCGTACCACAATGGCAACGCACCATCTATATTATGTGACAATGCGGTTACGTCGGTTGCCGACAACGACCCTCATTCAACGATTCTCAATGTTGCAAAAGCAGGAAAAATGGAAGTGCTCTATTTGTGGAACAACGCCGACAACGATGGTTCAACGAACCTTGTCACGTCGTTGATTGACAGAGGACTCACGGTCATTGATTTGACGCAGGGTCTTACACCATTTCGTTTAGTTGAGAACTTAAAGAACGATACGGTTGATTCGCTTCCTCCAGTTACTCGCAAAGAGTACGAAGACATGCCGATTGCAATGTTGCGTCAGCAGGCAAAAGCGCAGGGCGCAACAGACAAGGAGTTTGTGTCAAAGGAAACCATTATTCAATTTCTTACGGAGGCGTCAAAAGAAGAAAATGTTTCGGAAGACGACGCCGTAGTCGTAGTGGTTGTGTTCAAAGACCAAACGACAAAGACGTTCAAAAGCACAATTGAAAACATCAATCTCTTTTTTGGAAAATAGCACGGGGGGACTGATGGCAGAAAGGAGGTGGAAAAACCACCAGCCCACACCCCGTGCGGCGTTGGACAACACGCCTTCCTCAGTATAGCAAACAACAAGTCATAAAGGATTCACCATTGGCTAAAAGAAAGTTCTCAGGACCCTTTGTACCCTTTCCACGTTGGGTACTTCAATATCTTGGCAACGACTCAATAGGCAAGGTAGTATTATTAACAATACTCTTATACATGGATTCTGATACTCAAGAAGTCACCACCTCATACGGTCATGTGGCAAAGTTGACTGGTTACTCCCGTCGCACCGTTATCCGTGCCGTCAATCGCTTGGTATCTTCCAACGTCTTGATTCGTAAAGCACGCATGGGAAATAAGGGTCAGATGAGCAATCGCTACATCGTAAACTTTAATAACCCGTCCACCCTAGTGTCTGTGGAGACACTACCCAGTGTCACGCCTGACACCCCTAGGGGTGACTCCCCAGACACTCCCCCCAGTGTCTCCCGTGACACCCAATCAAGAATAACTATAAACAAGAATAACCATAACAAGAATCTTCTTTTCAAGAAGGGAGAAAAAGTGAACGATGTAACAAGTGGTTATCAAATTGATGGGGAGTTACTGAAGTGAGCGACGGTTGGGGGAAACCGCTTGGCGCCGACGAAGCCAGCACCATGACAGCCAAGATGACCACCAAGACCAAGAACACCATGCTTGCGTTGGTCTACCACTTCAACAAGTCCATTGAGTACCCGATGAACAGCGAGGTCAATGCCTTGGCCCTATCAAAGACGTTTAAAACCCTTCGTGACGGTGGAGCGTCGTATGATGAGTTGCATTCCATGATTGACAGATTCTTCTACGAGATAAAGAAAAAGCCATTGCCATACGACGTTCCATTGTGGACTGTTTTTATTAAACGTAAGGACAACCTGCTTTCGTGGGTAACGAGGAACAACTCCGATAATAATGTATCGGAGTGGATATGAGTGTCTGGTGGTTCTTTGTTGATAAGTTGCAAACATTGTTTCGTGGTTCAATCGTTGACGACGAACCATTGAAAGAAACAGAGGATACTATTGAGTTGTATCACTGCACGATGTGTGGTACGTTGTTTGCAGACAAGGACTCATATTTGAGACACTTCCGAATGGACACCTGCACGGTTCCGCATACAATCTTTCCAGAAGAACCTTTTGACTTTAGGACGGACAATGACTGAATGGAAAGGCGCTCGTTATTGGAAGAACCGACCAGTAGAGGAGCGTTTGAAGAACGCACGTATTCCCAAACGTTTTGAATTAATGACGTTGAGCAACTATGACAAGTCGGTGGGAGACCACGACGTCCATTACGCCGTTACTACATGGTTGAAGCACATTGATGAGCATGTCCCCGCAGGAACTGGCTTGTATCTGTTTGGCGGTACGGGTGTCGGCAAAACGCATCTGGCAGTTGGTTTGTTAAAACAGGCGATAAACGAAAACACCCTCAGCGGTTATTTTATTCCAGTCACTACGTATATTGAGATGATGTATGACGAGTTGAATAATGACGGAGTGCTGCCCGATGAGTATGCTAATCCATACATTTCTAAATACGTCAGGTCAGTTTACGACATTGTGGTGCTGGATGGACTTGGGGATGAGAACGAAACGGAGTTCACCACTCGTTCCATTTCTAATCTTGTTTACCAACGTGCGAACGCCAATCTTCCCACAATCATCACTAGCCTTTACAACCCCAAGAAACTAACCATGCGCTATGGAGAACGATTTGTGTCAATACTGCAATCCGTTTGCCGACTTGTCCCCGTAGCGGGGACGGACCAACGTAATGCAAGGAAATGACATTGCGGAATATTCGGTAAGGGGACAGGGCGTTATATTTGAGGGCGTGTTGGCAACACTCCCCGACAGCCTTATCGCAAAATTCTATAAGCAACGCAACCAGTGGGAACGATATATACAAGCCGTTACACCGCATGAACTGTCGTTAAAAGCAATGATTGATTCCTCCGTTCGTTTGGGAATAGCAACTGACGTTTATACATTTGTTGACCCAAGGGCAGTCAATCCAATTGAACAGTGGTTGTCACGAAAGGGGATATCGGTTGCCGTGTTTTATTATATGAACGTAGAAGAGTTGGCGTACGATTTAAAGTTCCAACGCTCGTTGAAAACAATCTACGTTGAAAATCAGGAACAAGCCTCTATCATTGGATTGCGTTCGCATGTGGTGGACAAACAGAAAGCGTGGATTGTGTAGTGGCAAGCACTGAACATTTTTTAATCAGCAAAGTCATCAAGGAAAACGAAATCGTTACAGTCGTGGAGGCTGGCTTAAAGCCACAGCACTTTTCCGCACAGTGGTCGGACGTCTGGCAGTGGTTAGTTACCTATTGGCGTGACCATAGCGCAGTCCCTTCAGAACGAGCGTTCAATCAAGAGTACGCAAACATTTCACTCATTGATGCATCACGTGAGCAGTTTTCTAATCTCATTGAAGAACTCATCACTTCGTATCGTCATCAAAAAATGGTTGAGACTCTTTCGTCAGCCGTTCCGCTGCTCAACGAAAATGAAACGCAGGAAGCAATCAACGTTATTGCACAGGGTCTGCAAGTTGCCTCCGCCGATACCGCACGGTTGAGGGACGTTAATCTTATTGAGACGTGGGAACAACGTATTGAGCGCTACCTGCTGATGAAGGACACACCTAACGCAATTCGTGGTATTCCAACGGGTTTTCCTGGCCTTGACAGGCTCACTTCAGGATTGCGCCCTCAGCAATTGGTTACGCTGGTTGGTGAGGCAAAGAAAGGCAAGTCGCTCATTACCCTTATCATTTCCAACGCCATACACAATCACGGCAAGGTTCCCTTGTATATCTCGTTTGAGATGAGCACAGAAGAGCAATCAGCACGATATGACGCACTCGTCGCAGGCATCTCCCACACCAAATTGATGCGTGGAGACCTTACCAATACGGATATTGAACAGATAAGAAAGGCAATATCCATTAGGAAGAACATGCATCCGTTTATTATTTCCGAAGACATATCATCTCTTACTACGGTCAGCGCCATTGCAGGCAAGATTCAACAACATAAACCCGACGTGTTAGTGATTGACGGCGTATACTTGATGGACGACGAAGAGGGAGAACCCAAAGGCTCACCACAGGCACTGACGAACATTACACGTTCTTTAAAAAGACTGGCGCAGCGTTACGACATTCCAATCGTTGGAACTACGCAGGTGCTCAGTTGGAAACTAGGTAATCGTAAGAGCAGGCAAATTACCGCCGACGCCATCGGCTACACGTCCTCGTTTGCACAGGACTCAGACTTGGTTATCGGTGTTGAAGCCGACCCAGACATTGATGACCAAGCAATATTGCGTATCGTACTTGCACGAACGGCGCCAAGGGGTGAAGTAAAAATTAAATGGGATTGGCATAATATGGACTTTTCAGAAGTGGAGGAAAGCGACCATGATGACAAAGACAACTGGTATTACTAACTTTCGTGACGTCCTTGACGCATTAGGCGTGGACGTTCGGCGTGAGTCTGGTAACGAGATTATTGCTTGCTGTCCAGTCCACGAAAAACGCACTGGCAAACCAGACAACTCCCCATCATGGTCAATGAACGCAAGCACTGGTTTGTGGCTGTGTCATTCGTGCGGGGCACGGGGCAACCTTCCTCAATTGATTGCCGAAGTAACAGGAAGTTACGAGTCGGTATCAAGCGTTTACAATTTGTTGCTTAACACGGGCTTGGAGCAATTGATAAAACCAAAGGTCATCAAAGACACAACCACAGCGGATTGGAAGTTGTACATGTCGTACGACCAACCACCGTATGAAGAACTATTGAAACGCCGAATCAAAGTCCCCGTTGCTAACAAATATGGCATTCGTTGGGCTACGCATCGTAAGGCATGGATTATTCCTATCATTTCACCAAGTGGTGATTTGATGGGCTGGCAAGAGAAGTCACCACATGGCGTGCTCAACCAGCCGACTGGGGTTAGTAAATCAGAAACGTTGTTTGGCATTGATAGGTTCTCCTCACGGGTAGGCATTTTGGTGGAATCACCGCTGGACGTGGCTAGGTTTTCATCGTCGTTCAACGGCATCCAATGCCTTGCTAGTTTTGGGGTACAGGTGAGCAATAAACAGTTACAGTTGTTGGAATCATCGTGCGATGCCCTTATTGTGGCACTGGACAACGATGAGGCAGGAATTACTGTTGGTAAGAAACTAATGACTGTTTTACCATCGTTCAGGTACGGTGTAAAATGGATGAAGTATTCTCATACCAAAGCCAAAGACATTGGAGAGATGGACGATTCAGAATTAGCGGTTGCCGTGAAGCAAGCAACTGCTTTACCATGGTGGATTGATGACGTTTAAAGGAACACTGTACCCGTTTCAAGAAGAGGCACGGGAGAAGATGATTGACCGTGGTCGTATGCTTCTTGCCGTTGTCATGGGTGGAGGAAAAACAGTTATCACACTTAATACGTTAGAACAGTTGTTTAAAACTGACGAGGTTTCTCGTGTTATTGTTGTGGTGCCAGCCGCCATTAAATACCAATGGTTGCGTGAGATTAGAAAGTTCACTAATTCACGTGCAGTCGTCATTGACGGCAACGTCAAGGCACGAGAAACCCTGTGGCGCTCAGCCCTTCGTGCAAAATACGTTGTTGTCAACCCTGAAACTTTGATTAATGATGTTCACTTGTTTAATTCACTTAGGTTTGAAGCAATGGTCATTGATGAAGCCACCATGATTAAATCGCCTCGTGCCAAACGGTCACGTCTGCTAAAAAAACTAGGAAAGAAATGTCAATATCGTTTTGCACTTACAGGACAACCAATTGAAAACAAACCAGAAGAGTTATTTTCCATTATGGAATTTGTAGACGCAAACGTGCTCGGCAAGTTTGACGTGTTTGACAAAACGTTTATTGTTCGGGATAAGTATGGGAGGCCGACAAGGTATCGCAATTTAAACTTGCTTACCAAATCAATGGAAAAGGCAATGGTTCGCAAAAATAGGAAAGACATTGAGGACCAATTGCCCAAGGTCATTTCAACGGTCATTCCCATTCAGTTTGACTACAATGGAGCACAGGCGTATACAAACATTGCAAATGACTTGTTGGCACAGATAAAGAACGCCTTGAACATGTACGGCAAGGGGTTTGACCTGTGGACGCACTATCACGGCAACCCCGCAGCCAACCAAGCACAAGGGAAAATTATGTCACGTCTTACCGTGTTACGTATGCTGTGCGACAACCCAATGCTCGTGGACATTTCGGCAACGCAATACACAGATACCAACGCCGATGCAGGAAGTAAGTATGCCAAAGAGGTAATGGACATGCAATGGCTGACCAAACCGTTTATTACTCCAAAAATGGATGCAATTATTGAGTACATTACTGATATCTTAAGCGAAGACATAAATAACAAGGTTGTACTTTTTTCGTTCTTTAAAAGTAATTTAAAGTTGTTGGCTGAGCGTACAAAAAACATAACATCGTGTGTACTATTTACTGGCGACATGGATGCATCAGAAAAGGACGCAGCAAAACAAAAGTTTTCTACCGACCCCAAAACCCGCCTGTTCCTGTCATCGGATGCTGGTGGCTACGGTGCAGACCTGCCGCAAGCCAACTACCTCATTTCCTACGACCTGCCATGGAGTGCTGGAAAGTTGGACCAACGGGAAGCCCGTATTAGTCGTTTATCTTCGCAACACCCCCATGTTACGATAGCATCTTTTGTTATGAAAGGGAGCATTGAGGAACGTCAGTACGAAATGCTTCAACAAAAAAGAGGCATCAACGAAGCGTTCATTGACAAGGGTTACGATATGCAAGGTAGATTTGAGTTGACGCTGAGTTCACTAACAGAATTTTTACAACACTCGGAGGTGTGAAATGTCAGAACAGTTTGATGAAGTGTACTATACAAAGATGGTGGAAGAGTTTGTCTCGCAGAAGAAACTGCTTAGTCAACTTGAGGTAAGGGTGGACAAACTTAAGAAAGAACTGAGCAACGTTGTTGAACAGCACGGAACTATTGATGACAGTGGGCATGTATGGCTCAACGTTGGTGGACACGAACTCAAGCGTGAGCGTCGTGTAAGCAAAACGTTCAATGTCGCTACCGCAGAAGAATGGGCAAAGGAAAATGGTTTGTGGGATGACGTCAAGGAAGTTGTGGAACGTTTGAGCGAAGACAAGTTGCTTGCCGTTGCGTGGAATGATAAGTCCTTGTTGCCTATCGTGCAGAGTTTTTATGTAGAGAAAGAAATATGGGCGTTTAAGGCGTGAAAGACCCGTTGTATCGCTTTAATGAACTTTTAGATTTCCCTGGTGGGCGAACGCCAAAAAACAGGGAAAAGAGGAATATTGCTATTGCAGAAGACCGCTTTAATGGTGTCAAGCCAAAGAATTATATTATTAACGGACAAACGGTACAGATGTTCACTATCGGTCAACTCGCCGTAGCACTGAAAAAACGACCATCAACGTTGAGAGTGTGGGAACATCGGGGCTGGCTTCCCAAAGCCAAGTACCGAACGCCCAAACCCAACAAACAGCAACTTCCAGGAAAACCTTCAAAAGGTAGGAGGCTTTACAGCCTAGAGCAGGTAGAGTTCCTAGTGGAAGCAATAGACCGTTTCAAGATACATGACATTCACAATGCAGATTGGAATGGTTTCCGTAAACATATAAAAGAGCAATGGCCTCACTAGACACACAAAGGAAAAAAGAACATGCCAAGAAAATATGACGTAGATGAAATGACACCCAACACGGAGAAAGATTCTCCGTTTCCAGATGCCCCTGTTGTTGCTGTAGCCGAACGCAAACTCCTGCGTGGCGGTTGGCAACAAGTTGATGCACTCAAGAGCGCCGACTCCAACTACGCACAGCGCCTCAAGGTCAGCGAGGAAGTACAAGTCATCAAGTTCATTGAGGACGAGCCGTACGCCGCATGGCACCAGCATTGGGTTGAGCGTGACGGACAGAAGTCGTTCGTCTGCATCCGTGAATTGGAAGAGCGTGGCTGCCCGATTTGTGAACTTGGTAATCGTCCCTCACAGCGTGTGGCGTTCAACGTCCTGCTGATGAGCGTCGGTGGACCCTCCGTACTGCGTTCGTTAGAAATTGGACCACGTGTCGTTGACCAACTCCGCAATCTGAACAAGGCTCCACAGACTGGTCCGTTGACCAAGCACTACTGGGCAATTAGCCGCACTGGTAAGGGCGCAACGACGTCGTACAACTTGCAGGCTATTCGTGAGCGTGACATTGCCGAAGAATGGAAGATTGAACCATTGTCCGAAATCATTTTTGCCAAACACAGGGAAGAGAAGTACGATTCGTCTATCATTAAGGTTCCGACGTACGCTGAACTGCTGGCAATTGCTTCAGAAGACCTTGGTAAATAACCGATGGGGAGTTCAATTCCTCCCGTCGTAACCACTCTCCAAGAACTGGATGAGTTGATTGAAGTAGTTCGTGGGGTTGGGGCATTTGCCTTTGACGTGGAAACACAAACCACGTTGGAGCATCACCCTGACCTTATGGAATACTTGGAAAAGGATTTCCAAGAGCATATCAAGGGTTTAAAAAATAAGAATCCTGACATACTTCAACGAGCACACGATAACCTTACCGAACAGTATTTAAAAAACACTGCTGTCAATCCGTTACGTAACGAAGTCTTTTGGATAGGCATTGCCACCAACGGCAGGTCGTGGGCAATTCCGATGGGACACCGAATCGGAATAATCGTAGAAAAAGAAGAAGTGGGTGACGGTAGTACGGTTCCCCCTACTGGCTTTCGTAAGGTGCTGAAAAACGGTCAAGAGTCAATGGCTAAGGCTCGTTACGTAAAGCCTGCCGTGTACAAAGAACCACCCAAGCAGTTGTCACGAAGCGAGGTCTTTGAGCGTCTGCGTCCACTTTTCTTCAGCGACTTTGTAAAGATTGGACATAACGTCAAGTTTGATGCTCGGTCAATTTCAAAGTATTACGGTGAGGTACCACCAGGACCGTACGTTGACACGATGATTACCCAACACATCGTGAACGAAAGCCTTTCCAATTACTCATTGGAAACGCTGATTGAGACCAATTACGGGGGTCATAAGGCTTACGAGAATGGCGGCAAGTTAGGTAAAACCGTTTCAACCACTCCGTTTGACGCCACCGCTCTGTACGTACATAGGGACTCACGTTGGACATGGTTGTTGTACAAACGATTGCTTAAAAAGGTTAATGCCCACGCTGACCTTACCAAAGTATTGGAACTTGACAACCACGTGTTGGAAGTATTGATGCACATTGAGAACGAGGGGATTCCCGTAGACGCCACCAACCTGTCGGCGTTGAGCACTGAGTTGGACAAGGAGATGCAGGACACTCTTAATTCCATTCTTTCGTATGCCCCAGTTGGTTTTAATCCTGATTCCAACAAACATAAACAGACGTTATTGTTTTCCAAGAAGTCTGAAGGCGGTCTTGGACTAAAGCCATACAAGATGACGGGGAAGGGAGCACCATCGGTTGACGAAGAGTCTTTAAAGAGTATAAAAAACAAACATCCCGTTGTTCCAATGCTGCTGTCTTGGGCGGAGTTACAAAAATTAAAGAGCACGTATGTAGACGGTTTGTTGCCCAAGTTGTACAAGGGTCGGCTCCACCCATCGTTCCACCTGCACAGAACAACCACTGGTCGTTTGTCGTCGTCAGACCCAAACCTCCAAAACATTCCACGAACATCAAACATCCGTAAGTTGTTCGTAGCCGATGGAACCAACGTTCTTCTGGTTGCCGACTACGACCAGATTGAACTACGTATTATGGCGATGTTTAGTCAAGACAGCATATTGCTTCATACGTTTTCCAACGATGAGGACATTCACACGGCAACGGCATCTGCGGTGTTCAAGAAGAATCCAAAGGATGTAACTTCGGAAGAACGTCAAATTGGAAAAGGTGTTAACTTTTTAACCGCATACGGGGGAGGTTCAATTAAACTTGCCCGTGTCACTGGCATTTCTGAAAATGATGCACAGGAAATCCTCAGAAGTTATTACAGGACGTTTTCCGAACTCACGGAATGGAAACATACCCTTGTAGAGAAAGCCCGCAAAGACGGTTACGTCAGTACGCTGTACGGGCGTCGGCGTCGTCTTCCAGACCTGCGTTCACCTAATAAAGAACTGCGGGCACGTGCAGAGCGTCAGGCAGTGAACGCCACCGTGCAGGGAACAGCCGCCGACCTTTGTAAACAAGCAATGGTTAATGTTTACCACGCCATGAAGGATACGAGTGTAAAATTGGTAGTACAAGTACACGACGAACTTGTGGCTACTGTAAAACAAGATGAGGCACTAACGATAATCAAGCCGTTCCTAGAAGCAATGGGAGACGGCAGAGTTTTAGACAAGGTTCCCATCAAAGTTTCGCACCGCTTTGCAAAGAGTTGGGCGGAGGCAAAGGACTAAATATGGAAAGCACGATTGCAGATAAAAGACTGTTTTATTTGATGTTGTCAATTGCCCAAGGACAAATGTTTGCCAACTTTATGGGATTCTCAACACCGTCAAAGGACGTTGCCGATGCCGAAACCTTTGACATTGCAAGTCGGTGGGCACTATTCGTTAATCAAGGCATTGCTGACAACACTCAAGAATCTGCGGAATGGATGCTTGATTTATTGGAAAAGAGCGATAAACTAGGCACTCCAAAAGAAGACCTGATTCCTGTTCTTGCCGCCTATGGCTTGGCGCTAATCAACAGGCTTCTGGAAAGCGGAAATATATCTATTGTAATTGATGAGAAAACTTTGGAAGAATGGACTAAAGAAGATGAGTGATTGGTGGTCTAAAAAGTTAAACGGTGAGAAATCCGCCCCGCAACTAATGTACCCAAATCCAGCGACATACAGTAACAGACCGCTTCCATCACAACAGCCAGCGCCACGGGCGCCTGTTGAGAATATTGCCGCAGATGCACAAATCGGTATGGGAACCGCTATACGTATTTGGAAAGGTGGAGAAGCAATGAAACGTGATGGACATTTAATTTGCCCAAATTGCGGTAGTAGGAATGTATTTAGTCGTACTGGTAAAGGTGCAAACAGCATGATTCACGGAGCCGCACCAGCACCACATTGTTTTGAATGTGGTTGGAATGGGTTGTATGACCAAGCATCGCAGGTAAACTGGGTTGCATAAGGAGCACAATATGAGAGACTACGAGTCACTGGAATCAATCGTCGCCGCTATTTCTAGGAAGTATGGAGATGATGTACTAATCAAAGGTTCTGAAATTAGGGAAGACGTACCACGCATCACTACTGGTATTCTTGCCTTTGACCTGATGCTTGGCGGTGGTTGGCCTCTAAACCAATGGTCAGAAATCATTGGAGAAGAGTCGTCGGGTAAAACCGCACTGGCATACAAGACCATCGCTGCCAACCAAAAAATCAATCCTAACTTTACCGCATTGTGGATTGCCGCAGAGACGTACGTCCAACAATACGCACGAGCCATTGGTGTGGACACTGACCGACTGTGGGTGGTGGAAACCAACATAATGGAACAGGTGTACGACCTTATTATTAAGGCGTTGGATAACCGTGCCGTTGACATGATTGTCATTGACTCGCTTCCGTCGCTGGTTCCTGGAGACGAGGCTGAGAAAATGATGGAAGACTTCACTGTTGGCTTGGGTGCTCGTTTGACTGGTAAGTTCTTTCGCAAGTCATCAAAGGCGCAACGTCGTTCGCTAGTCAACGAGGACAGGGCCTGTACTGGTTTGGTCATCAACCAATGGCGTGAGAAGATTGGCGTTATGTGGGGAGACAACCGCACCACACCAGGTGGCAAAGCAAAGAACTTCCATTATTTCAGCCGTATTGAGGTCAAGCGTGACGAATGGCTAAAGGAAAAAGAAGAAATCATTGGACAAACCATCAAGGCTCGCACCATTAAAAACAAGACTTATCGTCCACAACAAACCGCAGTAGTTGATTTCTACTTCACCAGCACGGGTGGCTACCGTCTTGGAGAGTTTGACACCGTTAAGGACGTGGTAAATATCGGCATTGCCGTGGGTCTCATCACACGGGCTGGTCCTTACTACTCGTTTGGTGAACAAAAATGGCAAGGTAAAGATGCACTCACTTTTGCTATTCGTGAAAACATTGAATTACAACATACCCTAAAGAACCAAGTATTTGGTTATTTCAATTTGACAGTACCAACCTGATGCTTTTTGGAAGCGACGGAGAACGTAAACGACGGCTCAAGAAGTCTCGTAAACAGGAAAAACAGACTGCTGAACGTTATAAGGGGAGCAGGAACGCAGGTTCTGGCGCTGGGTGGTTACGTAAGAATGATGTACGAACTAACAGTTTACTGATAGAGAATAAGTTTACTAACAACGTTAAACAGTATTCCATTAAGGTAAAGGACATGAGCGAACTACGCAAGCAGGCGTTGATGGAGAACAGAATACCAGTGTTACAGGTTGAGATAGGCGGGATACACTTTATTACTATGTACGAAGACGATTTTATGGAATACTTCAACGAACAGGAACCATCAATTAAATGGTTGAATTAAGTAAAGCCGACCTTGCCAGCATTAAGACGGGCATGAGGGTAAAGGGTCGCCTTATCCCAGTGGTGTTGGCGCAGGCATCTGTGGAAAACAATCAACACAACGAAAAGCGGGATACCAAATATTTGCACCCCAGTGATATTTGTAAGCGTGATTGGTGTCCACGCTCTTCCATGTACAAGATGTTTGGTGTGGACGGGGAAATAAAAAAACAGCATGGGTTTATAACACTAAACATCTTTGCCACTGGTCATATGATTCACAATAAATGGCAGGGTTGGCTTGAGCGTTCTGGTGTCATGAAACAAAGAGAATTGCCCATCTTTGACGAAGAGCATCACATTATGGGAACCGCAGATGGGCTGATTGACGATGCTAACGGTCAAGCCATCCTTGAAATCAAGAGCGTGGGGACAGGAACCGTTCGTTACGAGAATTATGATTTGTATAAACAGTACGAATCAAAAGAATTAACAGACATAGAACTATTTAAACGAATTCGCCAACCGTTCATTACACATCTTCGTCAAATAAACTTGTACATGTACGTGACTGGTATTCATCAAGGCATCATCTTGTACGAATGGAAGGCGACACAAGACTGCAAGGAATTTGAGGTTAAGTACCAACCTGCTCTCATTCAACACATTCTTGCGGCAGCATCGTTGGTCAAACAACACCTAAAAGACGGTACGTTGATTGACCGACCTGAGTGGGCGTGGATAAACCATAAAACCTGTAAACAATGTCCGTATCTGGACGTATGCTGGAGGAACGATGTTCATGGAACTAACACAAACAACAAACATAGCAGTGCAGAACTTCTTGGAGAAGTTCAATCTTCCTGACAGGCCACGTGGCGCCGTGCCCGACATTCCCAGTAACCTTGACGAGTTGTCGGACTCAGACTTGATGGACAAGTATTCCGAGTTTATGGCGTGGTTGTCGTATTCAAAAACTGAACTTGTTATGGCAGAGATTGACGAGGAACGTTGTGCCAACAACCTTCGGCTCGTAGAAGCGCAGACCTTGATTGGTCAATGGAGCGGAGAGAAAGGCGACACCGTTACCCTCGCCAAAGCACGCCGTGATGCTAACATACAAGTGCTGGAGACGCAAGACAAGCACCTTGGTGCAAGGGCGTATCGCAAATTGGTAGAATCAGTGTTTGAACGATGTGAACGTGGCACTCAAATCCTGTCAAGGGAACTGAGTCGTCGCATTAGTACAGCACCACAAGACCGAAGGCTTCATCGCTATCAGCCATGATTAAAGTAAGATGTTTAAAGTGCGGCACAATAGTGGAACATAACCCTCGCCAAATCTCTGGGTGTGGTTGTGACCCCGATGCACCGACTTGGGTTTACATTGAAACAGATGGACGCATTAGAGGTTTTAGCCAAGCCGAATGGGAGAAGATTGATGGGTAACAAGCACAAAGCCAAAGGCACGGCATTTGAAACGCTGGTAAAGGAGTACCTCATCTCTAAAGGCTTCTCAGACGCACGGAGAGCCGTTCTCGCAGGCGAAAACGACACGGGTGATATCCATGGTATACAACAGCGTACAACGCTTCGTAATGCGTGTTTACAATGTAAGAATCAGAAGAAGTGGGATTTGAGTGGATGGCTCACCGCCACCGTTGAGCAAGCCAAACGACTAAAGGACGCACTACCTGTGTTAATCGTAAAACGTCCAGGCAAGGGTGAAAAGGCACTTGGTGATTCATATGTCGTGATGAGGCTAGATGACTTTATAGAACTGCTACAAGACGCACAATACAAGTAACCTATATAGGTCACAACTTGATTTATTAGGAGTACTATGTCTCAGCAACTAAACGCAAATATAGATGATTTTCTTAAAGTGTCGGGCAGCAGCAACCCGCAAGCGGTTGGCTCCATTCTTGCTCGCTCTGTTGTTGCAGGCCAGTATCCGAAAGTAAGAGCAATCGGGGCAAGTGCCGTGAATCAAGCGGTCAAGGCATGCGCTATTGCACGTGGTTTCGTTGCGCCACGTGGTATTGATTTACTGTACATA